GATCATGACTCCCCCTTGCGTTGTTTCGCTGTAGGCGTAGCGGTAGCTACCACTGGAGCTTTTCGCCCGTCCTCACCCGACAGCCACCTGGCAGGCTGGTCAGGGGTTACGCCGGAAAGCGGCGCGGATTCGATTGGAGCGACCCCCACCTCGCCGCTACGGCGCTCTCGCCATGCTCGATTGCGCAGCACCTTGCATTGCGGGCAGTCACGGCCACCCGTGCTGGTGCGACGCGCGCGCGTCAGGTCGTGGCCGCGCCGGCATCGGTTGGTGCGCGCCCCGATGGCATTCGGCGCATTCCCGCGGAGCGTGTTCTCTCGCTGCGTGACGGCCTCGAGATGCGCCGGGTTGCAGCAGCAACGGTTCCGGCAAAGGTGGTCGACGTGCAGACCATCTGGCACCAAGCCCTTCGCGATCACGTGGGCAACGCGGTGCGCCATCTGCGCCTTGCCATCGTAGTTCACGCGGCCGTAGCCGGTCTTCTCGATCGCGCCGAGCCACGGCCAGCACGCGGACTCGCCACCACTGCGGTCAATGTGACGCCAGAACCGACTCGCCCTGGTTGCTACAGCACCTGCTACAACCGGCCCTTCTTCGCGCCCAAATCTGCCTGGTTCGCGGTCGCCAGCATCACGATCGCAACCATCGCGGCGGTCGACACCTGCCGCCAGCTCGCGCGCTGCTACACGCGGCCGGGAGCAGCCGTGGCGAAGGTTTTGAAGACCAGGCGCCACACCAGCAGCGATGCACTCCCGCGTGATGTAAGTCGCGGCGGACTCTACTCCGACGCTCCCGTTGTTCAAATGCATCGATTCCTCCCTGCTACAGATTCTGCTACAACGCGCGGCCAGTTCCCATGCCGAAGAAGAACCGACTCCCCTTCGTGCAGATCATGTGGCGCGACCGCAAGGCCGGCATCGTGCGCGGCTATCGCGGCTGGGCCATGTTCGAGGGCGTGCGCAAGTTCGGGCCGACGCGCAGCGACGCGATGGACGCGCACCGCGACGCGCTCACGATGCGCAGCATCGCGGACGCGCCGGCCTGGGGCGGAACCTTCGAGACGCGGGCCAACGAATGGCTCGCCGCGATCGGCGCGACGCTGGCGCCTGACTCGATCGACTTCTACCGGGGCAAGCTCGCGACCATCTGGCGCACGATCCCCAAGACCATGCCCGTCGAGCGAATCACGGCCGCGATCGTGCGCGAGTTCGTCCGCGAGGCCCGCGAGCAGCACGGCCTCAGCGCCAGGACGGTGCAGCACTGCCGGCGCACACTCAACAGCTTCTTCGCCTGGATGCTGCGGCGCAACTTCGCGCGCCACAACCCGGTCGCGGCCGTGGACTGGCCCAAGCCTGCCGACACGATGCCCGACGTGCTCAACGAGCTCGAGCTCGCGAGCCTGCTGTCCCGGATCACGGACCCGTGGGCCGCCGACCTGTCGGTGTTCATGGCGCACACGACACTGCGCCGAGCCGAGGTCGCGCGGCTGCGGTGCGCCGAGGTCGATGTGCAGGGCAAGACCATGTGGGTCCGGGGCAAGAGCCGCGCCCAGTCCCACCCGATCTTCGACGACGCGCTGGCGGCGACCGAGCGGCTGCTCACCGCGGCGTCCGAGCGCGAATTCGTGGTGCCGGGCATCACGGACCGGGCGCGCCGCGAGAAGGTCGCCGAGACGTTCCGCCGTTGGCAGCGCAAGCTCCAGGAGCCGCGCTGGCACCCGCACACGCTCCGGCACTCGGTCGGCACGATCCTGCTCAGGAAGGGCGTCAGCGGCCCCGTGGTGCAGCGCCTGCTCCGGCACAGCAGCTACGCGACGACCCAGCGCTATGCGCACCTGGTCGAGACCGACCTGCACGAATCGGCGCGCCGGCTGCGGCTGGTGTCGCGCGTTGAGGGCGAGGCGGAGCACGGCTAGGCCTTCCCCTGCAGCGCCGCCTTGGCGCGCTCGAGTTGCAGCTCAGCTCTCGCCATGATCGCGCTTGTGGTGCGACCCTGCTTCCACGCCTCGTGGTCGGAGCGGAGCACGCGGTAGTTGCCGCGCGAGACGAACAGCAGCTCTGGGTACTCGCCGTGCTGTGCCATGCGCTTGAGCGTGGGCAACGTGACGAGCAGCTCGGCGGCCACGTCCTTGGCGTCGACGTAGGGTGATGTGGCGCGGGGCTCGGCGGTCTTGCTCACGGCTTGACCCCTAGACCAGCAGAAGCAAAGTCGGCCGCCGGCTCGAACCAGTCGTCCTTGATGATGTGGCCGATCGCAAGGATGCGGCCGTCCTCGACTCGACACCGGATGGCCTTACCGACCACATGCTCCCAGTCCTCGCAGCCCGCGATCTCCATCACGCGCCAGAGCCAGTGGCCGGCGAAGCTCTCGACCCTGTGGTGCGCGCCACTCCTGCCGATGTAGAGCGCGAAGCCGCCGAAGCCCTGGCCTGAGTCTCCGTAGTCGACTTGAATCCACGAGTCGAGCATGAACCCACGCTCTTGGCGAAGCGTGGCCGCGCTGATAACCGCGTTGCAGACCTCGCGCTTTGAGTCGCTCACGAGACCGGCCTCATCGCGCCAAAGCGCGCCTGAATCGCGGGCCCGATCGTCTGGTCGAACACCGGGCCGCTCGTGACCACGACCACGACCTGGCCGACGCCGCGCGCCATGTCCAGGTGGTCGAACCCGAGCACCGCGATGCGGTTCCGGCCGCTGCCCACCAGCTCGATGCCCAGCTGGAAGTCCGCGACCTGCAGGGGCGTGAGCGCGAGGCTTGGCAGATCATGCCGAACGCGCGCGAGGTAGCGCTCGGCGCGAACACGGCGGCGCGCCTCCAGGAGCTTGAGCCCGCAGAACAGCGCGATCGCGACCACCACAGCAAACAGGATCTCGCTCATCCGGCCCGCGCCTCCCGCGCGTTTTCCCTGAACCTCAGGTTCTCGAACGCGAGCTGCTCGTTCTGGTTCTGTAGCTCGCGGAGCTGCGCGGCGGCCTGCACGCAGTGATCGCCCGCGTGCTCGAGCTCGATGCCAAGCTGCCGGATCTCACGCTGCGCGTCGTAGAGCTCGGCGCCGAGCCGACTGCGGCTGTTGCCCACGTTCTCGAGCTCGATGCGGAGTGCGCGGCACTCTTGCTCCGCGGCCTCGGCGCGCGTGAGCGCCTGGCTCAGTGCCTCGGCGGGATGGTATGGCTCGTGGGTCACGCGATGCCTCCGAGGGCCCTGAGCAGATCGAGCAGCACACCGAATGAGGTCGCGATCGCCATCGCGGTCACGGCCGCGAGCACGAGCTGCGAGGTAAGGGCCCCGCGCCGGTCAGAGCGCGGGGCTGGTTTCGTTCTGTCCGGTCTCTCAGGGAGACATCCGCAAAGAGCGCGCGCCAGGTCGGAGTTGCCTCCTCCTGCCTGGCGTGTTGTGCGGGTCACGGGCTCGCAACCTGCGGCTCGCACGAAGAAGACACGTGGCCGACGCGGGGAAGAAGGAGAGTCAAGAAGCGCACCGGCCACGGCGGGTGCGCCCCGGGAGGAACGCGCACCGAGAAACGAGATAGACGCGGCCCCGACCGCCCGGCACCGCGTCGACGGAAGAATGACGGCAGGGAGGCACCCGTCTGGAAGAAGAGTGTCATTGGCCTTCACGCGCGTCAGGAGCCGCGCGACCTGCCTGGTGTGTGCTGGACGGTTCACGACTTCACCTCGTGCGGCTTGTCGTGGTCGCGGCCGAAGCCCGCTGGCTCGAGGCAGGCGGTGCAGCGGTCCGCGGGCTCGCCGAACTCGTGCCGGTGGCAATCGCACGGGATGCAGAGCAAGCGGCCGCGCGGCGCCTCCCTCATGCACAAGACGTGCTTGCACAGGTTCAGCTCGGGCTTCTGGTAGGCCGGACTCATCGGGCGGCCTCAGGATGCTCCGCGAGCGCCAGACCATTCATGGCCGCGAGCGCCACGTCCGCCTCTGCGGTGAGCTCGACGAGCTCGCGCTTGTAGGACTCGATCGCGCGCTCGCATTCGCCGATCGACTCCCGCTTGCGCGCGAGTTCGCGCTCGAGGATCGAGACGATCTGCCGGACGTGGTTCGGGTCCCGCCTCATGGCAGCACCGCCGGGCCCCAGATGGCCGCCGCGAGCGCGAGCAGAATGCCCAGGCAGGACCACGCGACTTGCGTGTTCGTCGTATCTGCGCAAGCCTTCCCGTGCCGCTTCTGGCGTAGGCTCATGGCGAGGTTTGCATGAACGAGAGAACCAGGAGTAAGAGACTCGGCGCAGCGCAAGGTGCGCCGAATCGGCCTTGCTACCGACGTTCCATGCGTTGTGTGGCAACCAGGGACAACTCCACCGCCCTCGGCGCGCGGCAGGCTGCGGTCGGAAGAGCAGGGAAGTGCCGTCGTTGCCGGCGGCTCTGTTCGGTGTCGCATGCGCGTTCTCCTGTAGTTGCCACGCGCGGACTTCTACATTCCTTAGCGGAATACTGCAAGCTTGTTCTCCATGCTGAGAGAGCACGAGGAATTGAGTAGTCGTCTATGGACATTGCGAAACCGCATTTCTATATGATTCGTGGCGGTCGATGGGCAGGGATAACGTGGCAGGGAATGCCACAGGAAAAACCCGTGTCGGCAAAGCGCGTCAGGCATCTGCGGGTCGAGCACGACCTCACGCAGAAGCAACTGGCAGCCATGCTCAAGGTCGAGCAGGGCACCATCAGCAAGTGGGAGGCAACTGGGCCGAGCTTCAGTGGGGTGAAGAAGCTGTGTGCACTGTTCCACATCGACCCCAATTCGCTGCTGCTCGATGAGGCCCCGATCGCAGTGGGCAAGCTCTCCCCACCAGCGTCGGATCGCAAGAGAGGACATCACCCATGAAGATCCACCACGTGCGACTACTGGCTAGCCTCACACTCATCTTCGCGTCCTGCTCGACATACGAGGAGGTGCGGCTCCCCACGTTTGACGCCGCGATGGCGATCGACACCACAATGCCAAACCCCGCGTTCTACACCGTCGCGCAAGTGCCCCGCGATCTCCCGCTCGCAGTTCCGTTTGCGCAGGTGCTTGGCAACTTCCCGTCCGACTACAACGAGATCGACCAGGGCTGGAGGCTCAGCAGCGAATGCACTGAGCGCGGATTCCGCCCCGACTTCGTCGTCTTCCAGGCACGCGGACTCGCAGCAGGCGGCAACGAACTGCAGGTCTCTTCAGTCTTCAGTTCATGTGGGATCTACGGACTCGGCTTCTCCACCACGCCGACGACGCGCAACACGGCTGCCGTTACATGCTACCGACTCGCGCCAGTATCGCTCGGGCTCATGACCGATGCGAGCTGGATGGTGACGGAGGTCGCGGAGAGCGCGAAGCCGAGCGGGATTCAGGAGGGCGACTGGATCCAGATGATCGGTACGGCAGATGTGCAGCCACGTGCGTCGCAGGACGTGGCGCCGTGGTTGGCGGCCTCGCTACAGCGCAAGCCCGGCGACAAGATCGAAGTCGTCTGGATCCGGCCTGGCACCGGTCGCATGCGTGGAGAGATTGTGCTCGGCGCGCGGAAGCCAATGCCTGACGATGCGAAGGCGCTGCCCCTGCCCGAGTGGTATCGGGCAAGGGTCGGCCACTGAGCAGCCGGACCTCGAGCGCGCCGCGTCCGCGCAGGGCCATCAGGCCGCCTTCGCCTTCGCCGCCTTCGCCCTGATGATCTTGATCCGCCTCTCGGCGAGCTCGTCGGGCGTGTAGTGCCGGTCGCGCAGCACGTTCGTGATCTTGGCGGCAGCGGCCGAGATCACGGTCGAGCCGCCCGCGACCGCCCCGATGATCTCGGTCGGGCTCCATTGCGCGGCCTTCGTGGCCTGGACCTGCTTCTGCAGCTCGGCCGCCGTGTCCATGGTGCTCTGCACGACCGTCGAGATGCCCACCACGCCCTTCGCGAGCGGCGCGTACTGCTCGGGCGTGAGCACGCCGCTGGCCAGGAGCTGGTCGAGAGCCGCGAGCAGCGCGGCCCCGATCCCGACAATCGGCTCGCTGATCGGGCCGTGGCCCATCGACTGGCAGCCGGCGAGCAGGACAAGCAAGGGCAGGGAGCACAAGAGTAGCCTCTTCATGACCGTTCTCCGTTTCGTTTCGTTGGCGATCAGCCGACACCATTTCGCGTGATGCCCAACCGGATCGTGAACTTGTTCGCGTTGAGCGGCGTGTAGCCGGTGCGGCACACCAAGATCCCGAACAGGCGCCCCGCGGTCTCGTTCGCCAGGATCGTGTAGCCGAGCGGTTGCAGAGCCATGTCGGCAGTCGCGGAGGTCGCGCGATACAGCTCGACGTTGGTTCCCATGTTGACCTTGTTCGCGTCGAGGAACCTGAACATCCCGATGCACTTCACCGCGTCGGCCATCGCGAGCGCGACTGCTGCGTTGTCGGTGCCACCTCCGGGCTCGGACTCGAACAGGAACAGATCGAACGCGGTCGTCGCGGTGTGCGCCATCACGAGAGTCGCGCTGTGCACGATCCCGCCGCGACCGCATCCGGGGAACGCGAGCGACCGGTTGCCGCCAGCCGAGTCGCTGACCACATCGTTGGCCGTGTAGGCAGTCGTGTCGCCAGGCCGGTTGAAGCTCGCCATCGACACGATGGATTCGGCTGGCAACGCGCCGTTGATCGTGGCGAGCGTGTAGGTGTTGGCTGCGTCGAGGTTCGTGACTGCGGTCATGTTCGTTCTCCGTGGTTCAGGTTCCGTTGCACTTATTGACTATCTGCTGAGGCAGCTTCTCGATGAGCTGCTTGAGTGAGGAAACGTCGTCGGCGCGCGCGAGCGCGAGCGACTTGTGGTTGTCGTTGAGCAGCTGCAGCTCGCGCGCGATCGTGCTGAGAACACCGACCTGCTGCTGGAACGACTCCTGCCGCTTGTCCTCGCGAACCTCGCGAGCTTTCTCGCGCTCCATGTTCGCCTTGTCGCGCTCGTCCTGCTTCTGGAGAATCCAGCGCACGAGCCACGCGCTGAACCCAGCGAGTGGCACGACGACCGCGACGATCCACCACGGCTCTGTCTGCGATATGGCCTCCCACACGACAGCTCCCGTGAGCAACGGGCCTGCGGCAGCGATGAGAATCGGTAGCATAGGCATGTCGTGTGTCATCGGCGGTTTGGAGCCTCCCGCCACGGTACGAGGTTAGTCACATCAGACTGGGTCCCAATAGGGATCGCCACCGCCGCCGTCGTGCGTGAGCCGGCTCTTCACGCCAGGCGGGTCGAGCGTCTTCCAGATGGCGCCGTTGAAGTAGAGAACCTGTCCCTCTGTGGTCGGCTCGATCAGAATCCAGCCGGAGCCATCGCACTGGATCAGCGAGCCCGATGTAAGGCCGGACCCGAAGAGCACCGAGATGTCCACCGAGCCGACGATGATCTGCCCTCCGTCGATCGCCCCGATGAAGTTAGACAGAACGGCCCACGCGATGTTCGTCGATCCGATGATGATCGGCGAGTTGGTGTAGCACACGAAGAACTTGTCGGCGTTGGCAGTGCCGCGCTCGACCCCGACGACCGCGTGGACGAGGTGGTCGCCGACCGACGCGTCGGCCGCTCGCGTCGGCGCACCGGTCTGGTTCACGGTGTAGATCCCGTTCTCCTTCGCGTCCGTCTGCTTCCAGACCAGGACCCGGTCGTTGAGCGCGAGCACGATGCTGTCGATGGTGTCGCCGACCTCGAGCGCGGTCGCGAGCGCCACGTTCGCGGTCGTGGCGCAGCGGACCCACCCCTTCCATGGATCGTGCCGCATCGTGACCTGCGGGATGGTCGTCTGCACGATCGGCTCCTGCGCAGGCGCGCCGATCGCGATGAGCGGCCTCCGGCGCCGGCGCATGAGCTCGCGCGCCGCGAAGATCCGCTTGGCGCGGATCAGAACGATCTGCGCCGGGCCAGGCTCGCCGCTGCCGACCTCACCGGTGCCACCTTCTACCTTCGCCACAGCACTACAGCTCCTCGATGATCACGCCCCACTCCCAGCCGGTCGTGTTGGCCGGAGTCGCGGGGAAGCGCATGAAGAAGGCCTCGGCAGAGCCGGACTGATAGATGAGCTCCTCGAAGACCGGCGTCCACTCGAAGCCGGTCAAGTTGTTGAACGCGTCGCTGATCTTGGCCGTGAACGCGCCCGCACCCTCGGTCGTCGCGTTCATGCCGCACGTTCCCGCCGCAACCGCGGTGCCACCGGCGAATAATGACGCGGCAGACCGCTGATCCAGCTTCTGCGGCGTGATAGAGGTCGCGAGCGTCGGGAACGCCGCGACCTTGGAGCCGAGCTGGATGCGGACCTGAGCGCTCGTCGCGGACGCGCTCTGCTTCGCCCAGACGCGCAGGACCTTGAAGCCGAAGGCGGCTCCAGGCCTGATCCCGATCAGCAGCCCCGCCGCCGCGATGGACTGGTTCTCACCGATGATTGCGAATTGATTGCCCATGTCAGACCGTCCTCTTGTTGCTGTCGGACAGACCGCTGATCTGGCCGAGGAATCCCACTTGCTGGACGTCGACCACGAACGTCGTGGCGGCGCCAGGCGTGTAACCGTCCGCCGTCTGCTCGGCTGGCGTGTAGTCGACCGACTTGTCTCTCAGGGTCGGCGTGCCGCTCGCCGGCGTCGCGGTGAGCCACTTGATTCGCCGCACGCCGGCGCCGCTCGGGTCATAGATGCTGAACTTGTAGCCCTCGAACGGCTCATCCATCGCGTACGGGCCGAGCTGACCGACCGGCAGGTGCTCCTTCGTCCAGTGCTCGGTCGTGAAGCGCACGCTGTAGGGCGAGGGCCCGATCGCCTTGTCGAGCCTGCGCAGCTTGAGCGGGCGACAGTTGCGCCAGGTCGCGACGACCTGGATCGGATCGACCTCCTCGACGGTGCGGCCCGCCGGCACGAACTTGAACGACATGGCGGTCGTCTGGCTCAGGCCGGGGTAGCTGCGCGTGTCGGTCGGATACTCGTTCCGCGGCCACAGCATCACGAGCTTGCTGCTTTCCGGTCGCACGCTCGCGGTCGTGCCGCGAAGGCCTCGCAGCCAGCCGTTCAGCTCATACGTGTGGAGCCCCACGAGTGTGGCCTGCGTGAACGCCGCGATCTCGACCTCGCCGGTGCCCTCGTCAATGATCGCGCACAGGTTCCGCCCGTTGAGCGCCTCGGCCTGCGTGCACGACTGGATGCCGAAGTCGCCCTCATGGTCGAACGCGACGTCGACTGGCGCGGTGAAGAACGTGACGGCCGACGAGGCATACGTTTCGGACGGCCCCGCGACCGACGGAGTCGGCTCGGTCAGCCGTCCCATCACGCTCTGCTGCGCCAGGAAGTTGATCGGAGACCAGTCAGATCCGTCGGTGGACTCGAACAGTCGGCCTCCGGCCCAGTGGCCTCCAGGTGCCGCGCAGCAGGCGAACCTGAGCATCGGGACGTTGTTCTCGTCATCCGACAGGCTCGAGATGTCGAGCACCGCGCTGATGAACGTGGCGGACGTGACGAACGTGGCGGGTGGCACCCCGGCGGCCGGCTGAACAGGCGACCCGCTGACCGCCAGCGTCAGGTCCTCACGCAGCGCCGTGCACTTCACGAGGTAGTTCGAGCCGATGTCGCGCTGAATCACGCGGGCCGTGATGACGTTGCCGTCGTCGTCCGTCAGGGTCTGGATGTCGTTCTCGAGCTGGTCCAGGTAACACGCGGTCAGCGACCATTGGTACTTCCGGTTGTTCACCCAGGCGCGCCGCACGGTCGTGGTCGCGAGGTTCTTCGCGTCCTTCCTGGACAGCACGAGCGTCGAGACGTCGATCTCCTGCCGGTTCTCGTAGGTCGGGCCGGTCGGGTGGCGCAGGCCGAACGTCTGGTAGCCGTCCGCATAGACGTTGTCGGGGTCCTGGTGACGCACCCCGATGAACGTCGGCAGGTCCTCCTCGGCGCCGTCCTCGACCGCGATCTTGTCGTCCAGCCGCGGCTCCCCATACGCATGCGCGCTGAGGTCTGAGAACTGCGCGCCGTTCTGGATCTGCGTGACGTCCGCGTTCTCGATCTGGAACAGGCAGATGGTGCCATCGCGTTCTTGCCCCACGATCTGCTTGGCGAGCAGCAGCGGCTGGATCGACGTGGCGGTCGCGACGAACCCCCGGATGAAGTAGCCGAGGAACGGGTTCAGCGTGACTCCGGTCACGTCGATCGCCGAGCTCGGGATGCCGGCTCGGCGCATCACCTCGTAGATCGCCTGCGCCCATGTCATCGAGGCGTCGGGCCGGATGATGGCCTCGAGCGAGAACGGCAGCTGCCCGCCAAATGACGTGACCTTGAACTCGTTGATCGACTGGTAGGCGACGCCGCGGTAGGCCGGAACGTTGCCCGTGAGCTTCTCGGCCACCAGGATCGCGTCCTCGCCCTGATCCTCGGCACCGTCGTGGTAGTGGTCCTTCGGAATGAACCCTGCCGGGAAGAACGGGGTCGCGAGCACCGATGGGATCACGTATTCGATGCGCGGCCAGTTCGTCGCGGACTGGAAGCTGAGCCCGAACACGCCATTGCTGCCGATCGGCCATTGCGTGTTGCTCAAGGCGGCCGGATCGACCGGGAACACCCCGACCTCGTTCGCGACCAGATAGATGACCCGGCACTGGATCGTGTCGAAGATCTGGAACGTCGCGCCACCAGGCGGCGGCGGGTCAAACCACACGTTCGAGACCTTGACAATGTCGCCGTGGTTGAAGATGTCGGCCGCGAGCTTGCCGGCCGGGAGGCGCAGCACCAGGTTGCGGGTCGGCGACGGGTTGCCGATCGGCGCATAGCCAGTCGTCGTGCTCGGATTGCCAACGAACGCGTCATCGACCCGCTCGATCCATCCGGGCGTGAACGCGTTCCCCGCGCTCGCGGCCACGCCCGCCACGACCTGGCCATGCGCGACCTCGAGCGTGATGGTGCCGGGCACGGACGTGTGACCCGTGATCGCCTTGATGCCCCAGTAGGTCCCGTTGATCGACGCGCCGGCCGTGCTGACCCAACCGTAGAGCTTGACGATGTCGCCGACCGCGAATACGTCGGTCGGGCTCGGCACGAGCGTGTTGGACATCGTGATCACGACGTCGGCGCCACTGACCGCCGCGCTCATCTCGTGCGTCGTGATCCTGACGAGGTTGCGCGACTCCCAGATCAGCAACTTGCCGTTGCCGATCAGCTGCGTCAGCTCGATCGTCCTGCGGTCGTTGAGCGACAAGAGGCAATCGACCATCACCTGGCGCTGGTTCACCTGCGTGCCAGACTTGAGGTGGGTCGTGGTCGGCTCGAGCACCTTCTCCTTCTGGAACAGCACGTGCGTCGGCACCCGGACATGGCCCCCGATGGACCAGATCCGCGGCGCGCCGGCCTCGTTGCTGCCGACCGGGACGCCCTGGAGCCTCGGCGGCAGCGCGGCGCTCCGGCCCTTGCCCGCGAGCGCCGGCATGATCACGGTCGCGTCCACGACCGCCGCGCCGACCCCGATGAGGAGCCCGGCGACGCCAGTGCCGGCCCCGGTCAATCCAAGCACGCCTACTGCCGCGACTGCCATGTCAGGTCATCCCGTTGATCGCCCAGCATGCGGCGACGACGTCGTCCAGGATCGCGCGCTGCACGATCGAGTTCTTGCCCCACGCGTGGACCACGAGGTGCTGGTTGCTCGCATTCACGCCGGTGAACACGACAAGATGCCGGGCCTGTTTGCCCGCGTAGACCTGCAGCAGGTCGCCCGGGACGCGCGAGCTCACCAACACTTCGCGGCAATACAGCGACAGCCCGGCGCGCAGCACATCGGCATCCGGCAGCTTGCCGTAGACCGATGGCTCCGGGATGTCCATGCCGAGCTCCCGGCATGCCGCAATCGCGAGCCCGACACAGTCGAGGCCGATATGCGGAAGCCGCCCGCGGTGCACGACCGGCGTCCCGATGTAGCTCTCGACGAGCCTGACGAACGCGTTCCGCGAAGCCCTGGACTTCGTGGTCGCGCTCATACCTCCTCCAGCGGCTCGATGATCGCGTTGGCGCTCGGGGCGAACGGGTCGCCACCGAAGTTGAGCAGGTTGTCGAACTTCGTCTTGCAGGTCCCGTGCAGCCCGTCGCAGCCAGCCCGGATGATGCCGGAGTCGCCCACGACGATCGGGAAGGGCGTCGGGAACAGGAACTCGACGTGTCGCGTCGCGTGCACGTAGTAGACGATCGGCGAGATCACGCCGACGTTGACCGCCGCGCCGCAGATGTCGTAGTTCGTGCCGGCCGAGAGGCCCGACATGTTGGCCTGGGTCGCGAAGGTCAGGACCGTCGCGGTATTCGACAGGATCCTGGCCCACTTGGTGCTCGAGACGAAGCCGCCGGCCGCGTTCAGGATCCTGACGTCGCGGCCCGCGTGCTCGTTCGTAGTCCAGGTCTTGGCGCCGTCCGTGAGGGTCGTGCTGGTCGTGGTTGCGGTGTTGGTCCCGGTCACGACCGCGAGCGCCCACTTCCACTCGAACTCGCCATCTCGGTAGAAGTCGTCCACGATGGTGCCGACCAGCGTGTTCGGGTCGAACTCGACCTTCATCCGGTTGTCGATGATCGTGAGCACGCGCACGCCAGCGCCCGAGAACCCGGTCCCGATGCTGATGTCCTTCTTGCACGTCAGCGGGTCGCCGAGCTTGTAGAGACACTGCTGCGAGAACACGCCGCCGAAGCGGCCACCAGCGGGGCGTTGCAGCACCTGCGTCCGGGCCTCGAGCACGCCGACCCATTCGGAGCCGGTCCAGTGCACCGCCCTGATCCACTTGCGGTGCCGCACCGGGACGTGCCATGGCCTCGCCCAGTCGAAGATCACGTCCTTGACCTCGGCGCCGCGGTAGAGGTTCCCGAGCAGGTCCGGGATCTTGATGACCAGGCCATCGACCATGCCGCGCGCCTCCTGGTCGCCGCTGCGCAACGCCGCCTCACGTCGTTCCGCGCTCAGCTCGCCCATGATGATCGGGGCGTAGGACTCGCCCTCGAACGTCAGGGTGCGATCGTGGTCCGTCACCCGGATGACGATCCCGTCCTTGCGCGTGATCTTGATCGCGTGCGCGAGCCGCTTGCTCCGCGTCTTGCGCAGCACGTCGACGCTCGACTGCCCGGGGCGCGTCGTCATCAGAACGCCACCTCCGGGCCATTGATCGTGCCGGCCACGATCTTGTTCACGGTCGCGGGCAGGATGCGCACGATCGCGTTGCCAGTCGCGCCGCCGAGACCGCCGACGCCGACGCCACCAGAGCCGGTGCCGTTGGATCCGGCCGCCCCAGGTCCGCCGCCGGCGCCGCCGCTGCCCGCACCTGTCCCGCCGGCGCCGCCGAGGCCACCGAGCCCGATCGCCCCGCTGAGGCCTGGCGAACCATTCGGCTGCGTGCCGCCGCCCGAGCCGCCCGCGCCGCCGAGCGCCGGCTGATATCCGGCCCCGCCGCCACCGCCTCCACCGCCGCCTCCGCTGGCGCTGGGCGACGCGTGCGACCCGCCACCGCCTCCTCCGCCGCCCCCGCTGATGGTCCCGTAGTTCACGATCGCAGTGTCGACGCGCGTCACGATCGCGTCGCCGCCGACGAGCCCGGGGGACGCGAAGATGATCCCGGCTTCGCCGCCGGCGCCGCCCTTGCCGCCGATGCCCACGACCTGGGAACCCGCGCCGATCCACAGCAGCAGCGTGGTGCCGGCTGGCCACGTTCCCGAGTCGAACGCCGGCTGCGAACTGATCTCCGACCCGATCACGATGCTGCCGCTGAGCTCGCAGTAGATCGAGGCAGGCTTGGACCCGTCGTAGCCGAACTTGGTGTTGGCATAGTCCCGTAGGTTCACGCCCGTTCCGGCCCACGTGCCAAACGCGATCCTGAGCGACACGCGGTCGTACACGAGCGTCGTGCCGATGGCCGACGTGAGGTTGCGCGTCAGCCAGGTGCCCTGCAGAGTCGCGTTATCGAGCAGCACGAACAGCTGCTTGGTCCCGGTCACGACGGTCGCGATTGTGGTGCCTAGCACATCCTTGACCGTGATGGTCTGGGTGCCGTGGTTCGCGACCGTGATCTTGTCGCCCTTGCGTCCGAGCGTGCCGATCGGCAGCCTCACATCGACCGCGGCGCTCGGCCGCAGGCAATAAAAGTTGGCGCCGTTCTCGCCGTAGGTCAGCCGCAGGACGTAGTTCGCGCTGATCGCGGTGTCGATCCCGACCCCGTAGAACTCGTCATAGGCCGTCCGGGTCATCCGATCACCCACGTGGCGCCGTTCGACGCGTTGATCGCCAAGCTGATCGTCCTGATCTGGCCGGCCGTCAGCGCCGAGCCGATCGCGTTGCCCGCGTCATCGCGCACCTGGACGCTGCCAGCGGCTCCGCTATAGACCGAGACCGTGAAGACGTTGCTGCCGCCCGGGATGCCGGTCGGCGCTGGCAAGAACAGGCTGATCGCGGTCGACGGGTTGAGGTGATGGCCGTTCCCATCGTTGAACGCGATCCGCACGCTCGCCGAGACCGCGCCGTAGTCCTTGTATCCGTCCGGCACCATCCGCTCGGGGTTCTGGACCTCGTCGAGCACCTCGACGACCTCGAGATCCGGCAGGCTCCACACGTTGAACGCGTCCGCCTGCAGCGCGGTCCACTGGTCGACATTGAGGCTGAAGCGGACCGGGACGTAGAACTGGCAGCCGGCCGTGATGACGACGCCATTGCCTGGCGCCGAGTTGAATGTGATCTCGCCCGAGCCGTTGACCGTGAACGCACTCGTCTGGATCGCGTTGAGCGCGACCATGACCGTGCCGGTGACCGGCAACCTGATGGTCCTGACGTAGGGGTTGACCGAGCCGTAGACCTTGATGAGCTGGAACGGCCCGGTCTTGGTGCCGTCGCCGACCCCGATGATCGCGTCCCCGATGGTCGCGGCAGACTCGCCATCTGTCGCGGTCGTGAAATCGCTGACGTCCGTGACCTTGAAGCTGTGGTAGGCGCCGCGCCGCTCCATCGCGAAGCTCTTGAGCGTCTTGGCCTCGGCCGACGTCTGCAGCGCCTTCATCAGCCTGAGCCGGTGGCGACCCTGGGACTGCCGCGCGATGCGCACCTCGTGGCCGCTGGCGGTCTCCTGCACGACGGTCGCGAAGCCCGAGCCCGAGGCACTCCCGAATTGGAGCCCGGCCGGCAAGACCACATCGTGGAAGCTCACAAGTCACTCCCGTAGGACGGTCCACCTGTTGGCTCGGTAGTGCCTGTCAGCTGGCGCGCCGTCGAGTTGAAGACTGACGCGCCGAGGCTGCTGAGTCCCTGCCGCGCGAACTGCCCGACGATCTGCGAGATCGCTTGGCGCCAGCTCTGGATGCCGGCGAGCACGTCGTAGACGCCTGCGCCGAGGGCCGCGCCGACCTGGGTCGCGAGCGCGATCTGCCGCTCCAGCGCCTCGAGGTGCGCCTTGTCAGCCTCGGCTTGCTTCTGCGCGATCGCTTGGGCTTGCGCCTGCTCGGCCGCGGCCCACGATCTCGACATGCGGCCAGCCTCCTGGACTTCCCATGCGCCATTGGCTTGCGATGGGAGCGGCGGCGGCGCGCGGCGTTGACGCAGGATGTCCTCGCCAGCCCCGACGATCTGGTCCTGAGTGAACGCCTGCATCCTGAAGGGCGCGCCCCCTGGATAGACCTGGCGCCCCTGTATCGTCGGGTTCGGCTGCAGCTCGAGCGCGGCCTCACCGAGGCGCGCGCGCGCGAGCGCATAACGCAGCTCCTGCTCGCTCACGCCGAACAATGCGGCTGCGTCTCGCGCCGAAAACTGGCGTCGGTCACTGAGTCGCAGGGCTGTGAGCACGTCGACTGTCCCGCCCACTGATGTGCGGGGATCGGCCTGGCCATAGCCGGCCCGAATTGTGGTCTCGCCGATCTTGGCCTGGAGTCGCCCAAGTGCGTCGACCTGGTCGTTGATCTTGTGCGTCGTGTCGGACACAGCACCGCCGAAGATCGCATAGAGCGCGGTGCCCGCGGACAACGCGAGCCCGACATATGGAATTGCGCGTCCGAGCGCGAGCATCGCGCCGCTCGCCGCTCCCGCGCCCGCGCGCAATACAGAGAACTGGGTCGCGGTCTGGCCGATCTCGAGCAGCGTGCGCGCGCCGGCGAACCCGGCGGCCGCCAGGTTGAGCTGCTGGAACGCCAGCGCGGTCTGTCCGATGCCGTGCGCGATCTGGACGCCGCCCTGCGTGACCTGGAACGTGGTGCTGAGCGCGCGGCCGGTCGACTGCACGGACGTGGCGGTGCGCTCGGCAGTCGTGGACACGCTCTTGAGCGCGGTTTCGGCCTGCTGCGCGCCGCGCTGCATCCCGGTCGCGTCGATGACGAGCTCAAGGGTTGGCATCAGGCTTCGCTCCCTTCTTGCGACCCCAATACTCGAGCGCGATCGAATCCATCGCGCGCAACAGCCGAATGCAGCGCAGCCGCTCCTCGCCGTTGATGCCATTGTCTTGGCACCACCGCGACATGTCGGCCCACGGCAGCCCCCCCATGGCCATGCCTACGGGT